AAGCCAATAAAGCTTATCTTTTAATGAGTTTCCATGTCCTACGTCTATGCCAAATAACTTCATAATCTATCCTTGAATTGTCTTTGTGTATATCTTATCTGTGAATTTATAACCTAAATATTCTAATAACCTTGAATTATCCAAATGGACTTTTGTATGAATTAACATACGATTAACGCCTATGCGTTTTAACGCTTCTTCTGCATATTGAAACATCTTGATTCCAACACGACCTTTTCTGTATTCTGGCTTTAAGTAATACACATCTTCATAAGCCATCTTACAAGATTTGTAATGAGGATTAGATTGTATGAAAAAAGCCATATAACCTATAAGTTCACCATCATTTCTTACTGTAATCGTTCTTAACATTCCTGCTTGTGCAAAACGATCATAAGAATCCCAATCAGGATCAAATGGAAATTCTTTACTTACGCATAGCTCTTCGTAATGAGCTGGAAGAACTCTCATGAATTCTTCTTTAAACTGCGTTCCGTCAACGTCCTCGTATACTATCATGCGTTTGGTGGAGGCGTTTGTCCTGACATCATATTAAGTTGACTTAAAGCATCAGGTCCTGTTGTATTTGGGGGAGGTGCTACATTACTTGTTTGACCAGCGGTTGTATTGTTTGGATTCCAACCACCAAAGCCATTACCATATTGATTAAATCCACCATATGTATTTCCGTATGGACTCCATTGGCCAAAGCTTCCACCATATGGATTCACTTGACCCATATTGAACATAGGTTGTTGTTGGTTTCCATATGGAACATTCACTGGATTATTAGATCCTTGTGGAGCGTATGGATTAGTTTGATAATTTTGAAATGCACCTGAATTAACAAGCTGTGAAAGAATACCAGCTATACCACTTGATGTTCCTGTATTTGCACCAAGCGTTCCATAATTTGGTTGATATGGTGAATTAGGTGGAGGTGTAGTTGTAGGGCCTGTCATATTAATGTTAGGTCCATTATATCCTGCTGATGGATTAGGTGCTGGTGCTGGTGCTGGTGATGATGATCCGCCCATGATTTTCCTTTAAGCTAGTAAAAATTTATATGCTTTGGTGTCGGCTGCTATGTCTTTTGCTTTAGCACGTTTAGCTTTGATACGATCCATCATAGCATATAAACGTTTAGCTCCAGCATCTGTTGAGCCGTTACCAAGTTCTGAAACAATCCTAGCTGGTATTACAAATTCACCTTCTGCTAAACGAGCTGGTTGTTTATGACCAATCGTTGCAGGAATAGAATCTGATACACCATCACCAGGTCCTTTTAAAAGTCTTCCACCATCTGAATAATCACCTAAATGGTAATCAGGTAGTCCGTGTAATTCACCACCATGTGCATATTGACTTGGAATGATGGGGTTTGTATTAATAGCACCTAAAGTTGGGAATTTTTGCATACCTGCAAAATAACTTGATGGCATTTGAGCTAATACAGCATTAGCTGATGCGTTAGCAAGACCTGCTTGATCTGCAGGTAAATTAGCTGTGCCTGATTTGTCTACATAAACTGTAGATTCAACCTTAGGCATTTCTTTAGCAGTCCGTTTAAACATTCCAGCACCTTTGTTAATATCTTCAATAGCTGTTTTTTCTGCTGCTAATACATCTTTTTTACTTGATGGTGCAATGTCACTTAAATCTGTTTCTCCAGCATCAGCATATTTATGCACATCCATAAGTCCACCTTTTTTAGCTGCATATGGATTATAAGGACTTGCAGCATAATTAGCATAAGTAGCTTGATATGCTGGATTGGGTTGTGCTGGGAGCATGGGTTGAAAATTAGGCGAATTATATTTTAATTGATTAGCAGAAGGCACGCTTGATTGAGTAGCTACAGGACCACTTGTTTGTGAAGAAGATAATCCTTGTAAACCAGCCAAAGCTGCAGGAGCTAATGATTTTAATACGTCCATTCCAACACCTGGTCCAGAAGATAAAAAGTCTCCTGGGTGCGTTACAGCGTTTACAATTCCAGAACCCAATCTATTTAAACTAGGTGTATTTGGACCTGCAGTAGGTGTAGCAGTCGGTGTTGCAGAAGGAAGCCCTTGTGGTGTTGTATTGTAGTTTGGTGCGATCTGTGGTTGTGCATCAGGAGTTAAAACAGGTTGACCTGTAGTTGGATCAAGAGCTGGTGTAGATGTAGGCGGTGGAGTTTCTACTGGAGCTGCTCCAAAATTACTAAGATCTGAACCTAATTGACCACCGCTATAAGCACCAAAACCAGCCATAATGCCTTGTCCTAAAGATCCTGTTATAGCATAGTCACCAAGACCAATAGCAGCAGATGTTAATAATCCAGCTTGTGATGCTGTTAAACCAGCGTCTACTAAAGCAGGGTCAAGAGTCACTGCACCTAAAGCACCTAATGCCATTGGTAAAATAGCACTTAAGAATCCAGCTTCTGGAAGTCCTGTTTTAGGATTAACAGTTAGTGAATGTCCATGAGCTTTAGCAAGTTCATTAAGGGCGTGTAATTCCCCAGTCGTCATATGGACTAAGTGGTCATCATCTCCACGACCTTGGGATTGTAAATGTTGGGCTGCTAAATGTAGACTCATAATTTCACCATTATATAATATTTTACAGGGTTTTACACAGTTGTGCCACTAGAATTCACCCAATTTGTGCCGTTATACCAGATTGGGATACCTAAAGTGGTATCAAAGTATGTTTGTCCGATAGAAAGACCTTTATTAGGTCTATTTGCAGTCGTTCCATATGCTGGAACTACCACTGCACGAGTAAAGCTATCTATTGTATTAAAGTAAAGACGTAATGCGTTAGAGAACTTATCTTGTGTTAATGCACTGTATTCTGGTGGGGCTAACGGTAAGTTAGGTGCAATCGTTGGAATTAGTTTGTTATCAAAAGCCATTATCTTCTACCATCTGGTTTAACATCAATACGAGGCACACCAAGTTGCCATGCCACACCTAGTCCTGTAGATGTAATATTAAATGCCATTTGACGAGCACGAAGTCTAGTATAAACTTCACCACTAAATTGTTGGATTGGATACTCTGAAACTGATGTATAGTTATTTGCACTTATCACAGAATCAACATCTGAAGTAACTACAGTAGCACCTGAATTTTGACGGCCATATAAGGTCATGGTGACAGACGGATTATTGACTGTAGATCCGTTAAAGTTTACATCAGGTAACATACGCCATACGAATCCTAAATGGTCTCCAGCATCAATACCAAAATCAGAAGACTGTATGTAAGAAGTAATAGGTTGTGGGCTTGATGTTGAAACATCATCTGTACCAACCTCATGATAAAGAAGCCTATTATTATAATCTGCTGCTACTGGGTATGGGTTAATACCATATTGTAACCATGCAGTACGAGCCATTGTTCCATATGTCCAAACCTTATCTAAGTAGTTATAAATCACATATTTGTCAATTTGATTACCACCACTAGAGTTACTTACATAGAACCACCAAACTTCGTTATAGCCTTCATTAGATCCAGAGAAGACTTGGAATGATTGGTTAGTATTAATGTCATCAAATACATACTGACGTAATGAACATGGTAATGTGGAAACAGTACCGTTATACATATAGAATTTATCTTTACCCATCCAATAAGTCACGTTATTAACTGTGACTGCTGAATTAGGTGACATGATAGAAATATTATCCATCAATACTTGGAATGACCAAACATAAGGGAATCCAATATACTGCATAGAGTAAAGACAAGAATCAGTCCAAATCAATATTTCTTGACGTGTAGTTTGAGATTGCATAATGTAAGAACCATTCGTCAATTGGAACTCACCAGATTGATTTGTGGTGCTTGGTACCCAAGTAAATTGGTTAGCTTGATCTGACCAACGTACAAGCATGGGATTGAATGCTGTGTTTGGGTTTGATGGGTTATAAGAATTAGCACCCATAGCAATTAAGAATTGTTGGATAGGAGCTGATAAAATTTGATTAGTTTCTAATGGAACAAACTGTTGATAGGTATAAGATGTTCCAGGTACAGTAGAATTAGATGCTAAGCTACTTAAAGCTACAGCACGAGTAGATACGCCATTTGCAGCTACCCAATAGTAAATAGGTCCACCACGAGGTGCTATGGCTAAGTCTGCACCATAGTTATCATTTGTCCAAAGTCTTAATTGTAGAGCTATACCAGATGTATAACCTGTGCCCCAACCACGAGATCCTTCTTGCACATTAATATAAACAGAAGATCCACCACCTGTAGCTGATGATGTGGCTTTGTATGAATTAGGTAAAGTAATTGTAAATCCAGCAGCTGATATGTTGGATATTTGGAATGTATTATTAAGTACAGCGGCAGGAACGCCTCCTACAGAAGCTGCTCCACTCAATGCTACGGTAACTATAGCTGCAGTACCTGAACCTGTACCAACATTAGTAGCAGTAAAGACTGTGCCTACAGCTGTTGAAGATGCACCAATAGATGTCCAGTTTGTTGTGCCAGACGCTACAATTTGATATTGTTGACCTACGACTAAAGCGGTTGCATTGACAATAAAAGTATTTGGGAAAGCAATAGTAACTGTAGAACTTGATGCAGTGGTGGTAATTGGATTAGCAGTCATTAAGACAGGTGCTGTAGTATCTCCACCCCATGGACCAGATCCCCATCCCGTGCCTACTGTTTCTGTAACTAGCCCTACAGGATATTCATATTGAGCCGTGACTGTGCCTCCACCTGTGGCCGTAGAAGAAGCCGCATTAGATGAAGTGACTGTGTATTGAGTAGCATTTAAAACAGATGCAACGATATATTCGTTATTAGCATTCACACCTGAAGTATTGATGTTGATACCGCCTACATTTGATGTAGCTGAAAGAAGAACATAATCACCCACATTAGGTGAGTAGTTACCATCTGTAATAGTTAACACATATGAAGAAGCAACAGTAGCAATAGCAGCTGTAAGAGAACTTGTGTAGGATATAGGTGTAATGTCATTATAAGTACCACCAAAGTAAATATAATACTTGGAGCTTGTTCCAACACCAATATAGCTTGAAAGACCATTAAGATTAATCCATGACCATAAAGCACGGCAAACGCCTACATATTGGCTTGGATTAACCTGAACCCAGCCACCAATTTTTTCAGGAAGACCAGATCTAAAACGAACTTTATCGGATAAATAAAATCCACCTTCGTTACTATAATCAGTACCTTCTCGGTTAACTCCTGGTCTATATGTTAATTTTTGTAATGGCATTATGCACTTTCAAATAAAGCTTTTTCATCGTTGCGTCTGGTAACAAGTCCTTTGACTATTTTACCACCAGCACGAACATATTTTAAGAACTCTTCTGCTGCTCCCTTGAAGTCTTTTCTAAGGATATTTTGGCGTAAAGTGCTTCTTTGTAATACCCCAAGACCAAGATTAAAGCTAAAACTAATAAGAGCATCAAACTGATTTTGTGTGAGAGGCACAGGAAGGAGCTTTTGCACTCCACGTTCAAATCTAACCAAATCTTGTTTAAGAAGTGCATCTACTTCCTCGGTTGTAAAAAGTTTATTCCAAGATTCAGGCAATGATTTACCGTCCCCGATAAGATGACCAACACCAACAGTCCAAAGCCCAACACAATCACGGTAGGGCTTATTACGGACACCTTCATGATGTTTAATAAGTTGGATTCCTTTATTGGATATTTGCATCTATTTTTGCCAGTGTCTTGAACCAAAGTAAAAACCAATAATTGATGAAACAATAGCCATTTCCTCATCAGAGAAAACTAAGTCTAAAGCCTCTTTAAAGTCTACGTGTGTACATATAGCCCAAATCATACCAGCTACATCAGTAAATACAAGTAAAAACACAAATACATAAGCAATCACGGGGC